CATCTACCTCCTGAAAATATGTGGTCGTTGGCTTCTGGATTATCTGGTAAATCTTCTGGTTGGACTTCGACCACACCACCGGGTTGTTTAAAAAACTTCCAAGCAAACTTTCCTGACAATTTTTCTTTTTCTGACAATCTGTACCACCAGTGGTCGTCATCCATTGGGTTAGTGTCCATCCAGACTCCATGCCATGTAGGACCGCCATCACGCTTAGTAGGATACCTACCCACACGATGAGTAAGCCCGTCAATAACTGCCTTAGGTAATTCTCTAGCTTCATTAACCCATGCTCCTGTAAGTTCAAGTGATAAAAGTTTTCGTACATCTTTAGGTTGGTCCAACGCTAAAAAAATCACTTCACAATCTATGCCTGCGGCATTACCCCTAGAAGGTAGGCGTATGTGATGTGTTATAGGAGGTGTATATAACATTGGACCAAAAGTGTTTTCAGGAAACAATTCTTGCCATGTTTTAATAGTAGTAGTTTTTAATTCAGGGTAAGAGTTTCTAACAATAACAAATCTTGTATAACGAACTCCATCAGCAGGTGATGGTTTTTGGCGAACAGCACGCATCATAATTTCAGCAGCACAGGCATATGATTTACCCGATCCTACTGGCCCCATAAGTCCACGTACAAAAGCATTGCTTTGTAAAAAGTCGTAAGTAGTTCTGGCGCTACTAAAGTCTAGGTCTATGCCCGGACCATTAAGCTCTCTATTACTACGAACTTTTTTATTGCTCATCGTCTATGTCTTTAAACTTCATTGTCATCATACGCTTGAGTTCTTGATTTTCTTTATACAATGTATCTATAATTTCCATAACTCTGTAATTATTAACAAGCGCCATATCAAACTCTTTTCGTAATAAATCAATCATTGGTTTTATATCCATGATCTTTTCTCCATTGCTTCCAAAGTTGTAAAGTATGTATTGCCTTATCTATATCTTCATCACCATTACCTTTTAAATCTACACGTGTGACATATTTAATAATTGTATGTTGCATTGCATTTAAATTATTAGCCATAGAAAATTGCATAGGCTGTATCTTCATCTTAGTATAGTGATTACCACCAACTTGAGTGTCTTTAGGATTCATTGCCATCAATTACCTTTTTAAAAACACATATCATGCTTGGAAATGGAGCTGAATTTTTAGAGTCCCCAAATTTAAGCCTGCCTTTAATAAATCTTAACTCTGCTTTATGGTAAACAAATTCATGAAACCATTTTGTGTCTGTCCTAGAAGGAACTAAAAAAACAATTATGTTTGATTTTTTATTTAGTTCTTTTTGTGCTTTTTCTAAGAAACCTTTTATGTTTGAGTAAGGTGGGTTTACAAATACAGACTTTCCCCAGTCAATACTTAACCCATCAAATTTTGCATTTAAAGGACATGGATCAAATGTAAAATTAAATTCTGAGTTTAATTTATTATAAAAATCAATAGGAGTTGACCAATTATCAGTTTTTTTGCTAAATAATATTTTATTCATTATCAATAATTTCTGGTGATTTAACATTAATACCAATAACACTTGGTTTATCGGAATCGTCTGGGTTATCTAATAAACCACTTGCTTTTGCAAGTAAGCGTAATGTTTGTACTTTATCCCAAAACTCTATAGCTATCATACCATCTCGATCAATTTTTATAGACTTTATGCTTTGCAATGCGTGTTCAGGAATATCTTTACTAGCTCTTACTTTGACATTACCATCGTCATCCCATTCCATTACATCAGTTATTTTTGTGTTTGCCATACAAAGAAGGCTGTACGCAACAGCCTCTCTGTTTGCAGCAAGTGTTGTGCTTTTCTCCAGATTTTTTTGCAACGTTCGCACACCACCATACCCGGATAAACTAGGTATGGGTTTGCTTTTGTTTTTAGTTTCAGCCATTAGAAAGGTAAATCATCCTCCATGTCATCTATGGTTTGAGGCGCACTAGCTTGGTTCTTATTTGATGGTGTTCCCCCCTCATCTTTGTTTTGAACAGGATTACCAATCTTGATCCCCATCCAAGTTTTGCCACCCTTCTCGTTATTCCATACATCAATGTAGTGTTCACTTCCATCAGGTAATAATATTTTCCCTCTATGATCTGCATGCCAATCTTCTGATTTGCGGTCGTTCGGCCAAACTGATCCTTGTCCTGGTTTAACTTCATAATCTTGAGCCATGTTCTTCTCCTAAATATTTATATATTGATGGTTTATAATCATACAACTGTACAACAGCCTTACCGCCATTGCATGCTTCCCCTCTTTCAATAACAATGATATCAATTTGGCTATCGTCATCATACATGCCAGCTTTCATCAATGCATCTAAAATAGCTTTGAGGGTATTATCCAAATCAAACTTACGCTTTGATCGTGGATGAATTACTATATTTATGCCAATTTTTCTATCGCCAAAAGGTTTCGGTTTTTGCGTTTTTACAATAAGCGATACCTCTTGTGTAAACTTTACCCCTGCTGGACTAATATACCTTCTATGTCCATTTGCCCTCCAATAAGTATTGACTGTTGGTGGGTAAGGTAACTCTAAGCGCACTGTGTTCATAGCTTATTTAATCTATCATTTATGTCAGACAGCTTATGTTTGCCTGTAGTAAAATAATACTCAATAGCTTCATTGATTAATAAAGCCTTAGTCTTTTCTTCTATCCTTGCTCCTTTATTTAACATTGCCACACTGTATGGCGTTAATCTAACTAAGAATGGGGTTAAATCACTCACATTAATCTCCTTTATACTTAATATATGGTTTTTTCTTTCTTTTGTTTGGTACAGTTTTTTTCTTTTCTTTAGCCATTTTTTTCTCCTCTAAAATATATTTTGCTAAAGTATGTACAGACATACCTTTATCTTGGCTCATAGGAAATTGTTTAGTAACTTTCCAATAGCCATCTGATCTAGTCCATTTATACTCTAGCGGTTCACCATCATTAAACTCTTTACATATTAATTTATAAAACTCTCTAAGTGTCAATATTACAACTTCTAGAAATTTTACATGCCGCATGTGTATCTTTATAACGTATAGTATTATTAGTTATATCTATACTTTTAATAACTGTTCCTTTAGGTAATTTAATATAATCTTGCATTAAACATCTTGTTGCTTTAGTGTCTGGGTGGTGTAGGGATACATAGAGTTGTGCTACTTTGCAATTAGTAAAATTGCCTACATACTTCCATTCGTCTATTGGAGTTACACTAATAATCATTACAAATAAATATTCCATAATTACTCCTTAAAGTTATTAATCTTATTTACTTTTACTATATGATTTATATCTTCGTTATCTAACATGTAACCTTTAACGTCATCCCACTTGATCGAATTATCATATACAATCCTTCTCAAGTTACCTCGTATGCCCGGATAGGCAGAGTTTTTTCTGCTTTCTACATAACCTAATTCTTCTAACTTTTTTAGTTGATTATGCACATTCTGAAAACTAGTTTGTAACTTACTTGCCATAGTCTTTAATCCAACAATACTAAACCCTTGTTTGTTACAGTACGCTGCTAATATCCCTAATGTTCTTATATTGGCGGCAGATACTTTCTTATCTATAATTGCCTTGAACGGCAACACAACAAAGTGTCTATGATCCTTGTTGCGTAACTTACGTATCTTAATAGATTCAGGTATCTCGTATTTCATACGTTGAGAATAGCATTAGAGATATCTTTGGTCAAGTAAATAAAGTAATTGAAATAATAACTCAATCGTGTATATTAATAAGTACGGGGCCATTACCCAGCCCTCCCGTCGGTAGATAGTGACCAAGGGAATAAACGTGTTTAACCGCAGAGATACCTTAATAATCCATATCAGTTCATCGATATATAGAGAGTACAGGGATCGTGGAAGCGGAGTCGAAAGACTTTACTAGATAAACGAGAGCTATCCCTCCTTTCTAAGGGAGTGACACCATATCGAAAATACTCTTTTCTTTACGGGTTAGGTCTTCTGTCGCTTTTAACTATTCAGGTGTCAATATCGTTACGATAATATTGTTACCATTTTTTATATAAAAAAATATGACAACATCTCCATCGAAACAAGAACTCAACAAGTTGAGTCCATGTGTTCAAAAGTGCGCTCTTGATAACAACTTAGTTTGTAAGGGATGTGGTCGTCATATAAACGAAATCGATAGTTGGAACAACATGAGTCCTAGTGACAAAGAAAATGTATTCAGGATCGCTAATGCACGACTTTTCAAAAAACTAGCAAAAATTTGAGTGAGATACCCCTACGTATAGGTCAATACCCACCCCCCCCAAAGCCTCTTTTTCATAGCGTGTAAAACCTGGTTATGTAGATCGATCATTAAATTAATACTATCCATGATTAATTATATTTATATACAAGGGGTAACTTGATACAGAATAACTACCCCCCCTTAGTCTTTTAATACTTATTCCATACACACGAAAAGAACTAGCTAATACCATCATTCATTTAACGTGATAGTTAAACTACATCAATTAATATCTGTTTATATATGATTGATTTAATAATAATGTTGACATGAGATATCTATCTATGTTTATAATGTCACAACGATACGATAATCGTTATTTTATAAACTACTAAAAGG